CCACAACACGACCACGGTGACGGGCGGGGCCGGGCCGGGGCCAAGGTGCGGTCACGATGGACCTGCTTCCCCCCGATACCGGCATGGCGTTGCCCGCGGCTGCATTCCCGATCCCGGTGGATGCGCAGCGCCAAGCGCGCAGCCTGTATTGGCGTGGCTGGGGCTATGCCCAGATCGCCGACGAGCTGGGGCTGAACGAAAACACGGTCAAATCATGGGGGCAGCGCCACAAGTGGGATGACGCGCCGTCGATCCGCAAGATCGAGGACTCGATCGAGGCCAAGCTCTGCACGCTGATCGCGAAGGATCAGCAGACCGGCCACGACATGAAGATGATCGACCTGTTGATGCGACAGGTCGCGACGCTGGCGCGGGTGCGCCGGTTCGAGGCGCCCGGCGGGCATGAAGGCGATCTCAACGAGAAGGTGGCCAACCGCAACGCCGGGCCGCGCAAGGACAAGGCGCCGCCCAACCACTTCACCGCCGACCAGGTCGCCGAACTGAAGCGGATATTCCACGAGGGCAATTTCGAATACCAGGAACTGTGGTGGCAGCATCGCAGCCAGCGCACGCGGATGCTGCTCAAGTCGCGGCAGATCGGCGCCAGCTATTATTTCGCGCGCGAGGCGCTGATCGACGCGCTGGAGACGGGCAACTGCAAGATATTCCTGTCCGCGTCGAAGAACCAGGCGCTGGTGTTCCGCAAATATATCGTGGCGTTCGCCGCGCGGGTGGGCGTGAAGCTGAAGGGCGATCCGATCGTCGTCACGTCCGAGCTGGTCACCGATCAGGACAAGCCGACCGAGCTGATCTTCCTCGGCACCAACGCCCGCACCGCGCAGGGCTATAGCGGCGACTTCTATTTCGACGAGTTCTTCTGGACCTATGGCTTCGAGGAGCTGAACAAGGTCGCCCGCGCGATGGCCAGCCATGCCGGCTATCGCAAGACGTACCTGTCGACGCCGTCGAGCGTGGCGCACCAGGCGTACGGACTATGGACCGGCAGCGCGTTCAACCGCCGGCGCAAGAAGGCGGATCAGGTCACGATCGACGTGTCCTACGAGACGCTGAAGCAGGGCAGCCTGGGCGATGACCGGATCTGGCGGCACATGCTGACGCTGGAGGATGCCGCGGCGCAGGGCTGCAACCTGTTCAACCTGGACGAGATCCGCGACGAACACGCGCCCGACGAATATGCCAACCTCTACAATTGCCAGTTCGTCGACGACAGCCTGAGCGCCTTCAAGTTCAACGAGCTGCAGAAATGCAGCGTCGACACGATGGTCGACTGGCGCGACATCGAGCCGATGGCACGGCGCCCGGTCGGCAACCGCGAGGTTTGGGCGGGCTATGATCCGCAGGAAAGCGAGGACGGCGACAATGCGGCGCTGGTGATCGCGCTGCCGCCCGAGGGGCCAAACGGCCGGTTCCGGATGCTGGAGCGCCACCAGCTGCGCGGCGCCGACTTCGAGGCGCAGGCCGAGTTCATCATAACGACGCTATCGCGCTACAATTGCACCTATCTGGGGATCGATGCCGGTGGCGTCGGCGCCGGCGTCTACCAGTTGCTGCGCGACCGGATGCGCGGCGTCGTAAAAATCGAATATTCGCTGGAAGCCAAGACCACGATGGTCATGAAGGCGCAGCACACGATCTCGCGCGGCCGGGTCGAGTTCGACGCCAGCTGGATCGACCTGCAGTCGTCGTTCCTGTCGATCAAGAAGGCCCTGACCGGCTCGGGCCGGGCGGTGACGTTCAAGGCGACGCGCACCGAAGAGACCGGCCACGCCGATCTGGCGTGGGCGGCGATGCACATTTTCATCAACGAACCCCTCGACGGCAAGGCGCGGCCGAAGACGCGCATGGAGATTATCGGTGGCGAAGACGAGGACCAGGCGGATGTCGGGGGCGGATACGAGGGCAGCGGCCCATGGGGCGCTGACGGTTTCGCCGGCGAACGACGGCAATCGTGGCGGCGCGATCGAGACGTTCGCGTTCGGCGACCCGGAAGCCGTCCTCGACCGGCGCCAGCTGCTCGACCTGTTCGAATGCTGGCACAACGGCCGCTGGTTCGAGCCGCCGATCCCGCGCGACGGCCTCGCCCGCGCCTTTCGCGCATCGCCGCATCATAGCAGCGCCATCCTGCTGAAGCGTAACCTGCTGGTCGCCTCGCTGGAGCCGACGCCGTACCTGTCGCGCGCCACCTTCGAGAAGATCGCGCAGGACTTCCTGATCTTCGGCGATGCCTTCGTCGAGGTGCGGCAGAACCGGCTGGGCGATCCGCTGCGCCTGGAGCATTCGCCGGCGAAATACACCCGACGCGGGATCGAGGCCGGGCACTTCTTCTTCGTGCCCGGCAATGTCCAAGAGGTGGAGATGCCCACAGGCCGCGTGATCCAGATCATGCAGCCCGACATCAACCAGGAGGTGTACGGCGTACCGGAATATCTTAGCGCGCTGCAGTCGGCGCTGCTCAACGAAGCCGCCACCCTATTTCGGCGGCGCTACTACCTTAACGGGTCGCACGCGGGCTATATCCTGTACGCCACCGGCGACATCGACGAGGCGGACACGGTGAAGCTGCAGGCGGCGATGAAGGCGTCGAAGGGGCCGGGCAACTTCCGCAACATGTTCGTCCATGCCCCGAACGGGAAGGACGGATCGCTGAAAATCCTGCCAGTGGCCGAGGCCGGCGCCAAAGACGAGTTCCTAGGGATCAAGAACACCACCCGCGACGACGTGCTGGCCGCGCACCGGGTGCCGCCCCAGCTGATCGGCGTGGTGCCGGCGCAGGGTTCGGCGCTGGGCAAGGTCAGCGAAGCGGTCGACGGCTTCCACGAGATGGAGGTGCAGCCCCTGCAGGCGCGGTTCCTCGACATCAATGACCAGCTCGGGATCGAGGCCGTGCAGTTCCGAGAGCGGATCACGGCGAAGGCCGCATGAAGCTGCGGCTCCACTCTTATCGTTCGCGGGCGCTTCTGGGTGGATCACGGCACAGCCGTTCCGGCATGAGGATCACTCCGCCGCAGCGAATGTAGACTACCAGTTTCACGTGACCCCACAAGGGTCGCGGGGGAGCCGGGTTGCAGCCCGGATCACCGACGAGGGGAAGCTCGCCACGACGATGACCAATCGGTCGCCCGCACCCGGCGTATTGCTGGGCGGGGTCTCTAGAAGGCGATGAAATCCAACATGTACAGCATGATTCCTACTCAGCCTGTCGCACCCGCGGCGGGCTATATCGGCGGCAAGCGCAATCTGGCGTCGCGCTTGTGCGCGATCATCGCGCGGATCGAACATGACGGCTATGCCGAGCCGTTCGTCGGCATGGGCGGGGTGTTCCTGCGCCGGCGGGAGCGACCACGCGTCGAGGTGATCAACGACGTGTCGGGCGACGTGGCGACGTTCTTCCGCGTCCTGCAGCGCCATTATCCCTACTTCCTCGACATGCTGCGCTTCCGCGTCGCCAGTCGGGCCGAGTTCGAACGGCTGAAGGCGATGCCGGCGACGAGCCTCACGGACCTGGAGCGAGCTGCGCGGTTCCTCTACCTCCAGAAGCTGGCGTTCGGCGGCCACGTCTCCAAACGTCACTTCGGCGTCGACAAGACGCAAGGCGCGCGGTTCAACGTCACGAAGTTGGAGCCGATGCTGGCGGAAATTCACGACCGGCTTGCCGGCGTCGTGATCGAGCAGCTGGACTTCGGCACCTTCATCGCCCGCTATGATCGGCCGGGGATGCTGTTCTACCTCGACCCGCCCTATTGGGGATGCGAGACGGACTATGGCCAGGACGTGTTCGGCCGAGACGACTTCGAGCGCCTGGCGGCGCAACTCGCCGGCATCAAGGGGCGGTTCGTGCTGTCGATCAATGACACGCCGGGCGCGCGCGCAACGTTCGCCGGCTTCACGATCGCCGATACCGAGACGACCTATACGATCGGCGCTGGCGCCGCGAAGCGGGTTGGCGAGCTGATCATCTCCAACGGGCCGATCGTGCTCTAGCGGAACAATAAGAGAACATGCTATCGGCGTTGCCGTTTCGTGAAGAGGAGTCGCGACATGGCAGCGCTGGATGGACATGGTGAGGTGCGCCCGCCCTTCGGGATGTGGCTGATCCAGCAGCGCGATCGGGGCGATTGGGTCGATGGCATCGCCAATGCCGCCCGCGCCGATCGCGCCTTTCCCCGCACCGGCGACATCGAGGCGGTGCGCAAGCATCTGCGCGGGATGAGCGCGGATGGCGATGTGTTCGCCGCGCTCGATGACGCCGAGCTGGATTACCTGAGCTACTGAGGTGCCATCACGCCAGCGGGTAAAGCTGACGCTGATAGAGCTGGCGGTGCTGGTGCTGGACCAAGCGGTCGAGCGCTCAGATCTCGGCCGGATCGATGGGGACGAGGTGCGCTTGGCGCTGCGCTGCCTATTGCCGGTAGCGGCGGATGCGCGGCTGCTGGTCGAGTTCTGGTACTATGCCGGCCAGCTGCCGCACGCCGGCCGCAAGCCCAACTGCCGCGCGGTGCTGGCGAGCATCACCACCGACCTGCGCGCGGGCGGACACTTCCCCGACCAAGAGACGGCGCGGCGCCGGCTGCTGGCCGACCGGGTGATCGCAGCCGGGGCGGAGCGGGACGAGAAGTCCGCAGTGCGGCGCCGGCATTATTGGGCTCCGCCCCGCCGGCCGGGCTGACCTCTCTCGCCGCGGCGGTTCGATCCCACATGGTGAAACGCCGGCCGGCGGGGCGGATGGACGCTGCGACCCCGAATCGCGCGCTTAAACCCCCGCCTCGCCCGCGAGCTTCTTTTGTCGCTTTCGGTGCAGTCGCACGACACATCCGCCCCTAGGGGAAAACCCCTCTCCAAAGGCTGATGAATTATTCCGATCACGGGTGCGTTTCGGTGCAGCTGGACGCGCCGCAGGCGCATCGGTGGTGATAAGAACGGCACGGCTTTTGCTGGTTCCCCCTAGGGAGCCCCGAGGGCGCCTAAGCGCCCTCGCTCGACAGCGGCCGGTGCGGGCTGTCGTGGCGTTGGTTCGGGGCCTTGGGGCTGGATGAAACCGCAAATTGCGCACGCCAAGGGCGTTCCTTTTATCCTTTATCTCTACAGGGCCTCATTCTGACCGCTCGAAGGATTTGCACTGTCGACGGCAGCGCGGGCGCGGTCGAGCATGGCGCGAAGGGCGGGGTCTTTGACCTCGGCGATGACGCCGACGATCCCGGTGGTGTCCAGCTTGCGCTGGCGCAGCACCTTGTCGGCGATGGCGCGGACGAACTCGCTCGGCCGCCGTAACATGCGTCGCACGCGTTCCTTGGCCGTCGCCGGCGTCGTGAAGAAGTAGGCGTTCGGGATCTGCTCAACCTGCTGTTCGTCAGGCTCGGCATTTTCGATCGGCACGCACCGCCTGATCCAGTCGAGGAAGCCCGCCTCCTTCAGCCGCTTCAGCGCAGCCGCGACCGCGCTGCGGGCGTGATGGATCTCGGCGGCTATGTAGCCGATGCTCATGTCCAGCCGCCCGGTCTTTTTGCCACGGCGCCGAAACATAAAGCGAAGGACCTTTAAGCCGATCGCCCCCAGCGCGCCGTTGCGTTTGCCGGGCAGCTTCGTCTCATGCTCGAATTCCTCGGCCGCGCGCATCCGCGCGTTGACCTCGGACGGTGCGAACGTGTTGTGCTTTTTCCACAGGGCAAGCTCTACGTCACCAGCGTGGCGGCTGTTGCGGCGGACGGGTTGGTTAGTGCGTCTGCGGTTCGTCCCTGATAGGGTGTCCGCCACCTTATTGACGATCGCGCGACCATCGAAAGAGTTAGTGGCGGAAGATACTGTAGTCGACATCATGTCGGCTCCCGGCGTGGGAAGTCGATAGAGATCGGGGAGGCCGGGACGGTGGCCGGATGCCCGATCGCGGTGAGCCTGGCGGCTCGATGTCGTGCGGTATTTGCTCCGGTACGTTTCCGGTGCAGGCCGTGTTCGATCACGGTTTTCTGCGGCCAGTGACGGCTAGGGCAGGGGCTTTACCTACGCAAAAACGTTAGAAAACCGGACAACCGGCTTCGTTCGTAATGCGGGGGTCACAGGTTCGAGTCCTGTAAGCGGCACCACCTCCTTTATGGCATTTCCACGAAGTAAGCGGCGGCTGTCCGGCGGAAGGGCCGCTGGCCTGGGAGCCGACGTGGGTCCTGTCTGGGAGGCTTTGTGTAAGATGGCAGGTTTGCCCTCCGCCATATTGCGATCACCGCCGCAGGCGGGCGCGGCCATCCACCTCATCAAAAGCCTAATAAGGTATCTTCATCGTAGCCTAGAGCTTGATCCATGCCCGAACAAATGCATCGGCGACCTCGGGCGAGGGAATAATAGCTGCAGCCGCGATGATGACTTTGTCTATGTCACGTTGAATCCGCTCCGCCTGTGGGGGTGCAATCCGCTCCCACCTGGCATGAGCGGCGACAAAGAATGGCAGTGCCTGATCAAATTCTTTTTTTGCTAAAAGCAGCTCTCCAATCCATTGTCGGACATACGCTTGGTTCTCCGCCGCGTAGGCACCCTTACCGCCCTCAAGCAGTCGTGCTGATTTGCGATAGCAGGCGAGGGCCGGTTCAATCTGGCCCATGAATTGAAGGCAACGTCCAACGTTACCGTAGAAGGCCTCGTCCCTGTCCGGTATCATCGTCTCGGGATCAGTGACGTCGCTCAACTCCTCCCCGTTTAGAAAGAAATCTAAAGCTGGATCGACCAGTCCGGCGTCCCGCTGCGCCAATGCAAGATTATGGGAACTGTCAAATTCGGTATCTACACCGCTACGTCGCTTCAGTTCGACACCCTCGCTACCCCAACGGATTGCTGCCGGGTAAGACCGGTTCGACCAGAGCAGGTGACAGCGCATGTCACACAAGTTAATGTAACGGGCGTCTTTCCCCTCTAAAGTCAACTCATAGTCGTCAAGAGACGAAGACGCCACGTCAGTGCGGCCCAAAGTTACCAGCATCCGGACGTACTCAGAAAACACCTTGTCAAAGTACGGCAGTGTAATAAGGTCAGATAAATTATCTCGTGCGAACGCCAGTGACGCAACTCTTATATATTCAACCGGTGCATCACTAGACGCTGCGGCTGCAACTTCGTTTAATGCTTCGAGCGCCGGAGCTACGCGGTCTGCATTCAAATTTAGTTCGGCGGCCTCAATCCAACCGCGCACAGCTTCAACAGGTGGCCTTAACAAAAGTTGCGGCCTATACATATCCAAAATCGCGCGTTGAACGGAAAGAATACAGTCGATGAAAGTAACGCGCTCCTTTACTTTGTACGTTCGATGGATGAAGGCGCGGACAAGGGGATGTAGTTCGAATGCTTCCCCATCATCTTGCCGTTTAACTACGATGAGGTTAAGTCCACGAAGCTGCTCGACCGCTTTTACCGCTTTTGCGTAGCGCAGGCTTGAGCCGAGGTAGTCGCTGATCTGCAGTGCAGTTGTCGGTTTTACCGTCTCTGCAAGGACTTGAAGAACAATCTTCGGTCTATCCGTAAGTTGTTGCCAAATCGGTCTCATGATCAGTGTTGCGATTTCGTCGGGATCGTCGCTCGTCGTGGCTAGCAGTCGATCAAACGCAGTTCCAGAGTTAGCGGCATGGTGTGCTGCAAGCACGTCTATCCAAAGGGCGTGACCACGCGTTGCGGTATGTATTCTCTCAATGCTGCTACGATCGAGTTCTGCGCCGCGCCCCTTGAACAGGTCTACGGCATCGTCAAGCTGCAGCCCCCCAAGCCGGACGCTAACGATGTCGTCGTGATTGCTCTCGATCGTCGGGCGGCAGGTAAATATCACGCGCGCCTTGCTACCGATTCGGAGGAGAGTTGTTAGAAATCTACCCGCAGATCCCGTTAAAATTTGACGCTCAAGGTCTACCTGATTGTCAATGTTGTCGAAGACCATGAGCAGGCGAAGGTCGGCTGTGAGCCGTGCAAAAAGTTCGGTAAGAGCCTCCACCGTTAGCTTTGCAAGCTCACCCACAGTAATTTCTTCCGCTGCAAGCGCGCGGACAACGGAGAGAAGATGGTCTTCGAATCGGAAGCTTTGTTCACGGCAGTCACACCATATGCGATGGTCAAACTCCTCTACTGTTTCCGCGCGTTCAAAGAATGTTGCGGCGAGCGCAGACTTGCCCTGGCCGCCAATCCCGGTAACGAATGCGGCCCTAAAGTTGGAAGTTATGAGCTGTTGTAGGTCTTGCTCACGCCCGACGTAAACCGGCACTTCAGGAGGCCGGCCCTCGTCGGAGATAAGGGTTCGCAAGCGGCGTTCTTGTTCGCGCCCTGAAGGCCCCTGCGTAATTACCGTGGCGACGGGTGCTGATGGTGAAGCATCTTCTACTGTAGGGGCTTCTACTGTAGGGGAAATGACTGCTGCTATCTGTGTTGAAATTGCTGTGGTGACTGCCGTTGGATTTTCTAGGCGGCGCCAAGTATCGACCAGCGCCGGAAGCACCACGTGCGCATCGACTCCGGCATAGAATGTAACGTTTCCGCGATCGATGCCGGGATCGAGCATAGTTTGTAAATCAGATCGAACTCTTGGTGCTTTATCCCGGAATGTCCAGATTATTTCAGGAAAAGCTCCATCATCCGCTACAACTTCAAGCAGTGTCTTCGTAAACACGTCATCCCAGCCACCATAGGCCAATACAACAACAGTTCTGTCGCGCAGAAGGGTTGACAGGGAGGCTCGCAACTGCGGGCGGGCTTGTCCAAGTTGCCGCGGGGTGTGCAGCGTATCGGCGCCATGCCAGTAGCCGTGCAAATGAACGACGTGGGTGCCTGTCCCAGTCGTCTGTGAGAGGTTGCCGTCCCGATGCAGGATGGTTCGGTAATATGACCCCCCGGCTGCCCGGATCGAGGCCGAGGCTAGGGGGTCAAAGTTCGTAGTAAGTACCGTCCGTCCAAATCTGTCGGGCCACTCTGCAGCCAGCTGACCAAGCGCTTCCATGCCAGGCGTCAGGTGCCATCCGCTCCAATCCTCGTCGTAGGATCTGCAAGAGGCCTCGGCGGTGGAACTCGAGATTGAGTAAGAGCCCGAACTTCCATCAGCTGGGAGCCGCCGCGCCCGTACGACAGCGCGGCGAATAACGCCATTGACACCTTGTTGTCCCCGGCGTCCCTGAAGGAAAAGGAAAGCAGACTGGTAAGGGTTTGCCGCGCCAGCGATCGCGTTACGCAGGTCATCAACCTCTTCGCCCTCAAACTCCTCTTCTATTAGGCCGATGACCCCGGCAACAGTGGGGACGCCCGGTTCGCCCTCGTTTTGTGGAGCCGACAGCCCTGACCCGATGACGAAGACGACTTCTCTACCGGAGGAACGAAGCCCCTCGCCAAGCCGCCCGAGTAGGGCGCGCTCATTAAATATGTCGCCGTTTAAGGGCGCGTTTTGAAGAGGTTCAGGCATGATTTCCAGCGGGTCAGGCGATGACCACGGTTCTGCCTCTTTGGTGCGGTCATGGCAACGCTAACTGTCGGACGGCGAAAAACTGCGTTGATGAAGACCATAAAACGGTTGGCTCTAACGTATTCCATCCTGCCACATAAGTAGTCATGTCCGGACGTCAGCTCATTATAGTTTGGTTCCATCGACAATTCTCGAAAACCTCAATAATTTACCCTAACAAATGTGAAAGGGTTATGCTAAAAATTATTAAATAAAATAATTTTTTTGACTATTGGTGTATTGTATCAATATTGCATAGGTGTTTTAAAAGTCGACTAAAATACCTGAAAACTGATATGCGATAGGTGTGGTAACTTATATGAAGATTAGCGGGCCTGTAATTGCTACCCTACAAAGGGCTATTGCGATCCGCCCGCCAGCCTTCCATGATCGCCGTGCCTCCCGTGAAAGCCGGGAGGTGGGGCGTAGGAACCCCTTTCAGAGAACTCGGTCACTGCTTCAAGCGGGGCCGGGTGGCATGCGCGCATGTCCAGTCGGTTTCGGCCGATAAAGGCGCATGCGCCTGCTCTCTGATCAGGTTCCTAACATCCGGCTTCGGCCGTCGCCCCGAGAGGAACATAGGGGTGGCGCAAGGTCCGAGCCGCACGTCGCCCCGCTAGGGGGCAGTCCAATGAGCGCATCAAAGCCATACGTCAGCGCACCTGCGTCCTGACGTCCTTTGTCGCGTCTGCATCACATCAACAGGGAGAAGACCATGATTCCGAAGACGAAGACGCTCGTCCTGAGCGCAGCGCTCGCGCTCGCCGCCTGCACCCACCCCGCCGACGTGTCCCGGCCGCTCACCGAGGTCGAGGACAAGAACGCCCACTTCGAGG